GATCCTCATTATGGTGAGATACAACCTGAACCAGGACGTGAAAAAGAACTACAAGAATATGAGAAGGCAGCAAAGTTAAGAGAGAAAGCAAGAAGTGAATTTGAAATGGTTGATTTAGTTTCACCAGCATGGACAATCAAAGTACCTAGGAGGATTAAGAATTGAGTTTCACTACTAGATTAAAAGAAGGAACTAAGAAGTCTCACTCTGCAGCAGAGAACACTAAGTTTGTTGCACAGTTTCTTAAGGGCGTGTTAGATCCTGAAGAGTATCGTAAGCTTATCACTGACTTTTGGTATGTTTATGATACAATGGAGCAGTTAGTAGCAAAGACTACTGATCCTAGAGCAATGGTATTACAGCAGTGGAATGCTGATCTGTTTCGCACTGCTTCTTTACAACAGGATCTTAGATATTATTATGGTCCTATGTGGAGGGAACAACAGACACCCTCTGAAGCATGTAATACATATTGCTACAGACTTAATGAGATAGCAGAGAAGGATCCCTACCTTCTAATTGCTCATCATTATACTAGATACATTGGTGATCTATCTGGTGGTCAAATCCTTAAGGGTATAGCACAGAATGCTTTACAACCACCTAAAGGTGAAGGACTACACTTCTATGACTTCCCTAGGATAGAAGATGCTAAAGCATTTAAAACTAATTACAAAGCAGTTTTAGATAGCATCGAGCTTAGTGAGAGTGATATCAATACTCTAATCAGTGAAGCTAACTATGCATTCAGACTCAACATGTATATGTTTGATGAGTTACAAGGAGATGCTAGTAAGTCATTCTTAAACCTAGCATGTAACTTTGTAAAGTCTAAACTTAAAGGAGGAAATAATTAATGCCAACCTACCCACTTAAACATAAAGAAACAGGAGAGACTAAAGAACTTTCCATGACCATGAAAGAGTATGAGCAATGGAGAAAGGACAATCCAGACTGGGATAAAGACTGGTCTAAAGGTGTTGCTGGTGTTGGTGAGGTAGGAGACTGGCGTGATAAAATGACCAAGACACACCCAGGATGGGCAGATATTATGAAGAACAAAGTGCAGAAGCAACCGAAGTCACGAGTGAGGGGTTGGTAATGGCTACTACTAAAGCTAACGGACAACCTACTAAGAGGACAGCGAAGAGAAAGAAACCTATCAATCAGAATTTTCTCCTTGATATCACACCACTGACTGAGAATCAGATGGTGATGTATGATGAGTGGGATAAGGGTAAGAACCTCTTCACCTATGGTTGTGCTGGTACAGGTAAGACATTCGTTGCATTGTATCTTGCACTCAAGGATATACTATCAGATAACAATCCATATCAGAAATTATATATTGTTAGGTCGTTAGTATCTACAAGAGAGATTGGTTTCTTACCTGGTGACCATGAGGATAAGGCATTACTATATCAGATACCATACAAGAATATGGTTAGGCATATGTTTAAGATGCCTGATGATAATGCATTTGATATGCTGTATGAAAACCTCAAGCATCAAGAGACTATATCTTTCTG